CGAATCCTTCCGCTGGCTCGGGGCGTGTGCGGTTTCGATTGCTGGAAAGACTTGCAAGAGTACCAGCAAGAACAGGGTTCGACTCCCTGACGCTCCAAACCCACATAGTTGGGATAGCTTAGAAAGGAGAAGATTATGGAAAAAGACTTAGTTGGATGCGAGGTCAAAAAACCGACATTTGTTGCGGAAGTGCAGGAGCAGATTGAGATACTCCACACACTCTCGCAGAATCTCTTGGAACGTGCGGCGTGTGTGAACGCATACCTGTACGATGCGAAAATCCCAACGGAGCCGAAAAGTGGCGATGCTCCGAGGTGCGCCATGGATGATTTTTTGGCTAAAGCCGGGACGATCAACAGGAACATGCAAGCTGCTATCGAAGTCCTGAACAACATCTGAAACAGGTGGGGGGGGGTCATTCAGGCCCTCCCATTTTATTTTCACCATCATTTTATTTTCACCACCGTGATGAAACTCCATAAATCAATGAAAATCCTCTAAAAATATTTTTAAAAATATCTCATATTTACTCATTAAAGTGTTGACAAGCTAATGGGGATAGAGTACTATATAGTCAAGAAGAGGAGATAAGGAAATGACAAAAGACAAGGCTTTGGAACTGGGCGGGAAAGAGTGGATGGGTGGGGCGAATCACCGGGTGTACTTCAATGAGGCAGCTTTGGTCAACCTGTACGGACTTGAGGGAATCAACGTGGTGAACGGCAGACCGAGAAAGTGGCTCCGCAATGGCGAACCGATCAGTAACAACAAGGTTTTCTCCTTGTTCTGCAAAAAGGCTTACTACGATGTCGTTGCAGACAAGCTGGTCGATGTAGACACCACTTTGGTGGTCTTCTAAGGAGGAAGGTGATGCTGAAAAAAAGTTTCCCGATAAGAGATAGGTTCATAGCAGAACACAAGGCCGAGTATGACGACTTCATGGCGATAGCCATGAGACTACAGGCCAGCTCGACAAGGGATCAGGTAAGTACGGAAGACAGGCTGAATGCTGAGGCTTTCAGGGAGAGGATGATCGAGGCTGGATGCGAGAAGACCTCGATTCAGGTTTTAGATAGAGCCATCTACTAAAAAGGAGAAAAATCATGAAGGAAAAAGTTTTGGGGAAAATCATGTTGACGAAGGATGGAATTTTTGAAGTATACGAAATCGACAGAGGAGAGGGCATAATTGGGGGGTACAAATGTTTCTCATTACCCGGAAAGGGGAATCCATATCGGACATTCAAGTTATCAGAAGTGAATATTCACAACATGAGAAAAAATTAAGGAGAAAATCATGAGGATCAACATTTCCAACAAAGAAAAAATCGAGCAAGAGTTGGGAAAAGTTCAGAAGAACGCAAAAGTTCGGACTATCGAGTACCAAGACATCATCACAGCTGCGAACGAAGCCGGAGACAAACTGTCTCATCTTCTCCCGAAGAAAGAATGGGTTGGGTTGGTGGTGTCTGCCGACCCGCAGGCTCAACATTTTCCGAATGCTTACAAATTCACCCCTGAATCAACGCAATTCATTTTGGAGCGTGGTGATAGAGATTGGTTCCTTGTCGATGTCTATCGGGAGCGGTGTCACGATAGATTGGATAAGTACGTTTTTAGGGGGCTTTCAACAAAAGCAGAAGCAATAGTTGCTTTTGTAAACAAGCCTTTCTAATAAAATTTCGCTTTCAAAAGTCCCTTCTCCGGAAGGGATTTTTCTTTATGGGGTGGCAAGAAGCATCTTAGTAATGGTGAGAATCCTTAATTTGACACTTACTAGTCATCATGTTATAATAAACTCATGGTCAGGCTTATCGAGCAACGGAATTTGATAAAGCAAAATCTCAAAGTGTCCATATTGGACAACATCCTTCCGGAAATCAAGGAAGGAACAACTTATAATCTCGTTACTCAAAAACTCATCAATCCATATGGATTTATTTTACAAGCTTGCAAGCATGGGGTTATCCGACATTTATATATAGCGACCTACTCGATAAATCTGAAAGCGATGGAAATCATCACCAATCTCATGGATTCTGGATTGATAGAAAATTGGACACTGGTTTTGAACCACAACATGAAATTCAAGATGAAGGGGCAGGATGTTTTTCTTTTAGAAGAAGAGAAAAAAAGAAAGAACTTCAAGATCATAAAGAAATATTCTCATGCAAAGGTCACTTTGATAGACCAAGACGATAGAAAAATTGTGATTTCCGGTTCTGGCAATTATTCGGAAAACCCAAAAATTGAACAATACACGATAAACAACGATGCCGAACTTTTCGATTTTCATAAGTCTTGGATGCTCGATGTGTTGCTATAAATAGGAGCAGATATGAAGAAAGAGAAACAAACGAAAATAGACAATAAATCGACAAAAGTGGCGAAGATATCAAAATTGCCACAAAAAAAATCACGGTTTTATTCATCGGAAGACATACGGAAAATCCGTGAAGCGATGGAACTTTATATCCAAAATACCGACATTCCCATAGTTTCGGAATTTGCTTATCAGCTCAAAGTGAGAAGGGCTTTCTTATATGAAAGGGAAGACTTCGAAGACCTCATGGAAAGTCTTTTGGCCAAAAAAGAAGCGCAACTGGAAAAGTTATCCTTGTTCAACGTGGTCAATACAACCATGGCGATTTTCTCTTTAAAGAATATGGGATGGTCTGATCGGCAAGACATAGAAGTATCCGGGAAGGGTGGAGAGGCGATCAAAGTCATATGGGAATAACCCTGCTTTCCCAATACAAGGATTTCACCAAGCCGCTGAGATATAAAGTGGTTTACGGCGGTCGTGGGAAGGGTGCGACTTGGCAGATAGCCAGGCTCTTGCTCTTGAAAGCCTACGAGAATCCGAAGAGGATACTGTGTACTCGTGAATATCAGAATTCAATCAACGAATCGGTGTATCATGTCCTAGCCAGTCAAATCGAATTGATGGGCTTGGACGGGTTCACGGTTCTTAAGACGGAAATTCTTCATCAAAACGGTAGCCAATTCATTTTCAAGGGTTTGAGACACAACATCGATTCGATAAAAAGCTTGGAGGGAGTGGATTACTGCTGGGTAGCCGAGGCCGATAAAGTCCCTCAAGACGGATGGGATAAATTGATCCCGACCATCCGGAAGGACGGTTCGGAAATCTGGGTCGATTTCAACACTGATTCCGAAGACGATCCCGTGTATTCGATGTTCGTGAAGCATAAGCGTGATGATGCTTTTGTTCTTTTCCAGACCTACAAGGATAATAAATATTTCCCCGAAGCACTCAAAGCGGAAATGGAATATTGTCAGAAATATGACTTTGAAAAATATTTGTGGATTTGGGAAGGGCAACCAAGGGGGTTCAGCGATTCTTGCGTGTTCAAGGGGAGATACAAAATAGACGATTTCGACACTCCCGAAGATGCTGTCTTTTATCATGGGATAGACTGGGGGTTTGCTCAAGACCCGACCACCTCCATCAGATGCTTCATCCAAGACGGTTTTCTTTTCATAGACCGGGAAGCTTACGGAATCGGAGTTGATATAGATAAGACTCCGGAACTTTTCAATCAAATAGACACGTTAAAGACATGGCCTTCCAAAGCCGACTCGGCAAGACCGGAAACCATATCGTACCTGAACCAACATGGATACCCGAGAATCAAAGCTGCTAAAAAGGGAAAAGGCTCGGTGGAAGATGGAATCGAGAAAATAAAATCTTTCAAAGGAATCATGATTCATCCTAGGTGCAAGGAGACAATCGGGGAATTCAAGTCCTACAGATACAAGACGAATTCACTCACCGGGGATATCTTGCCGATACCGGAAGACAAGAACAATCATATCATCGACTCTCTCAGATACGCTCTCGAAGATTACGGAACCAGATATTATGCTATAATCAAATAGAGGCCAAACAAAATGAACCAACAAGAATATATTCTGGAACAAATACAATATTACGAGGCATCCGTACAGTACAAAAATCTCCGACTTTACCGCGACTATTACGAAGCGAACAACCCGGAACTGATGAGCAGGTGGCTTGAACGGGCATACAAGCACAAAACACCAAACTGGAAAATCCCGACACCTTACTACTCAACAATAGTGGATTCGATGGCGGGGTTCATGTTTTCCGATGTGCAATATTCTTCCCCCTCGGAGGCATTCGACACCACCCTCAACCAAATACTCAAAGTCAATAACGCCGATACGAAAGACATGATTTCGGGGACGTATGCATTGGCCTATAACCGGGCTTATGAACTCATCTACACCGAAGGCGAGAACAATGTTCAAATAAAATATACTTCTCTTGATCCTCTAACTGTGATTCCCATCTACGACAACTCAATCGAGCAAAAACTTACAGCTATCATCTGGAAAAGAAAGTCTGGTGATGTAATGCTGGTTGATTACATAGACGGCTTTGTGTGGGAATACTACAAACTCGAAGATGGAAAGTTAATCGAGCTTCAAAAGCCGAAGACTTTATATTTCGGTGAATGCAACGTGGCAGAATACAAGTCCGAACTCATCGGGGATGCGCCACCGTTCAGCGTGGTGATCTCTTTCATCTCGGCTCTCGATTGGACGATTACCGGGAACTCCAACGAAATGGACAGGATCGTGGACGCTCTCTTACTCTTGGGGAAGAGGGTGTCCGAAGAAGACCTTTCCACGATGGACGAGTGGAAAGTGCTTCAGGAAATCTCCAAGGATGAAATCACCCCGCAATATCTCACGAAGAATCTGTCACCGGAATTCCGCAAGTACGTCAGCGAACTCTTGATCAATGAAATACACAAGCATTGTCATGTGATAGACTGGTACAACCCGGCTCAAATGGGTGATACGTCAGCCAAAGCCCTGAAAACTCGGCTTTTCGACATGAATATGTTTTCCAACCGAATCGAAAAAGTTTACATCCATGGAATCAGAAAGCGAATCCATTTGTTGAGCAAGCTCTTGAATCAAACTATGGTCTCCGAGGCCGAGAATGTAAACATCACTCTCAACAGGACAGTTCCTACCGACTACGAGGACATGATCAACACGCTCAAGGGGTGCGACTGGCTCTCAACAGAGACCAAGGTCATCCTTTCTGGTCAAGACTGGGAGACCGAGAAAGAACGGCTCAAGGGGGAAGCTGTCGAGATCAACCTTGACGATCTACCTCCAGAACTTGACAATCTGCCTCCGGGAACTACGGAAGAAACTATCGAAGAGGATGAAGCATGAGCCTGGCATCGATGCAGAAGATAAGGCAGGACGTTATCGAAGGGATGATAGCAAGACTTGAAAGAAAAGTCCTTTTTAGATATTTAAGTACGAAAAAATCCATCTTGGAAGCAATAAAAGACACTTATGCTAGATATCTGACCGATGTACCGCAAGCCGACTATTACACGACCTTGAGTCTGTACAACCGACTCAAGACTCTTGGCTTAGATATAAAGGGCATCTACGTCAAGCTGGACAGGGAACTGGTGAAGACCATAAAAGCTGGTCAAATGGATATTTTTGAGGAAGCTTATTATCGTGATGGATACACCATGTCTTTCTTCACTGATGCGAAGATCAATCCTTTGAATCCATTGGTGAATGAATTCTCAGTCACAGGCGATATGGAAAAGCTCAAGGAAATAAAAGACAAAGCCGTGAAGCGGATAGCCGAAAAAATGATTCCTGCCTCGGGGAATACCCTGACACAAATGTTGGTGGAAAACGACACGCAATCTTTGAATCGGCTCATGACCGTGATAAAACAAGGTCTTGTAAACGGAGAATCGTACGAAAAGCAAGTTAGGAGAGTGGCGAAAGTCTTCAACGGGAACGCATCCAACGCAGCTCGGGTAATCAGAACCGAAGGAAACCGGAACATGAACGCCGGGTCTTTCTTCGTATCGGAAGACCTCAAGGAACAAGGGGTGAAAATCAGGCGTCAATGGGTAGCCTCGTTGGATTCCCGGACTCGGGATTCACACAGGGAGCTGGACGGTCAGTTCGAAGACGAGGATGGATATTTTTGGATCGGCTCGGACAAGGGAAGATATCCCACGGATTTCAGCGAACCGGAGAACAGCATCAACTGCCGATGTTCTGTTATCGATATCGTGGAAGACGCCACTCCACAAGTCAGGAGGGCAAGGGACCCTGTCACCGGAAAGACGGATTTGATCTCGTACAAGACATACAACGAATGGCTTAAGAGTGTAAAGTAGCGGTTATTTGACACATTGACAAAATGTGTTATACTTAATCAGGAGAAAAATTATGGAACAGGAACAGGCGAAAACGCAGGCTCAGGTTCCCGATAGTCAGGCTGAAGTGCAGGACGATTCCAAGATTCGGGAAATTGAAGAAAAATACAAAAAGGAAATTGCCGGGCTGAACAAGCGAGTCAGTGAGTTTGAGAAAAAGACAAAAGCACTGGAAGCTGAAAAGCTCACCGAAGCGGAAAAAATCGCTTTGGCGCAAAAAGACCTAGAGGAAGAGCGGACTACTTTGAGGAACCAGCTCAAGGAGTACACGATCAAAGAAGCATTGGTTGGTGCTGGACTGTCGATTGAACTTGCAAGAAGCATCAGCGGAGAGAGCAAAGAAGAAATTGCGGCTTCCGTGAAAACGCTCAAGGGTATTCTGGATTCCGAGGCTAAGAAAATAGCCGATGCGGAAATTAACAAAAGACTCGGTGGGAAACCTCCGACTGGTGGCGTGGCTGAAACGGTGACCGGACTTCAAGCGCAGTACGACAAGGCGAAGAAAGAAGGCAGGGTCGCTGATTCGTTGGCTATCAAGAGGGTGGCGGCAACCACCGGAGAACAGATAAAGGATTAAACTATGGCTTCTACTAGCGCAACAGCCCAGAGTTATAATGATATCAACGTCCTTGGGCAGGTCTTGCAGGTCGGTGCTGGGAGACGGACTCCGTTCTTCCAAGCTATCGGTGGTCTCAATGGTGTTGTTCGGGTTCCTGCTCAGCAATTTGAAATGAGCGCAGTCTATTCCATCGACACGGCTTCCAATCCGGCAATCGATGAGGAAGATTCCCTGACTGCGAATACCGCAAAGTTCTATGCAAAGGCGCAAGAATACAACTGTTGTTCCATTGCGAAATACGAGTTCATCGTGTCGCATCTCCGGGAAGCGAATGCACGTCAGCTCTCGAATACCGCCGCTGTCCATTCTTCGGATGCCCCCTTGGGGTCTGAGTTCGACCGTGCCGCAGAAAACGCCATGAAACAAATGGTGGCCGATTGGGAGTATTCGATTCTCCAAGCGACCCGTGTTGCCCGTTCTGCCGTGGATACGGATGTTTCGATGGGTGGCCTTACCGATACTTCAATGGGTGCGATTGCCAAGAAGGATGCTTCTGGTGGCGCTCTCTCGAAGGTCTTGATCGACCAGTTGATCGAGACTATCGCCGGATATGACGCTCCAATGGAGAACCCCTGTGTGGTCGTTCGTCCCAAGTACGTCAATGACCTCAACGACATTTACGGCTTCGCTGAGCAGTCCCGTTCGGTGGGCGGCGTGAACCTCACTCAGATCTTCCTCCCGATCATCGGACAGGCAAGCGTGATCTGGACGAACCAGATGGCTGACAAAACCCTTGGCATCTTCGACCTTGCTTACATCAAGCCAGCCCTCCTGCCTCATGCTGACGGTTCCGACATCCTGATGAGGGAATACTCGGACGGCGGTTCTGCGAGAAAGGGTTACATCGAAGGATACCTTTCGGTTGACTTCGGTTCACGGTACTACCACGGCTTCCTGTACGGCTTGGCCTAACAGAGACCAACAGGAATGAACAGAAACTAACAGAACGAATGGGGGCGCAAGCCCCCTATGTTAAAGGGAAAAAACATGAGAACGAATTTTAATGACAATGTGAAGAATCCCCAACTTAGGGCATTCATGAAAGAGAAGGGACAGTTTCAGGACTTGACCGCTACCGCTGTTGCTATTCCGGCTAATAGGCTTGTAGAAGTATCTTCGGGTAAAATCCAAGCCGGAACAGACGATGATGCGAACATCTTGGGTGCGGTGCTTGCTCCTGTTGATGCGTCGGGTCAGGCTGATGTGGACTTTGGCGTAGTCGAGGTCTTGCTGAGCGGTTCCGTGACGCAGTTGGACAAAGTTGCTGGAGCAGCTAGCGGAAGAGTAAGGAAGTTCTTGGCAGCTCAGGGTGAAATGCTTGCCGCAACCAACGGGGGGAACTTCGCCAACCAGCCGACCGGGGCAAAGGTTGTCGTGAAGTCAAACAGCGCAGACGATGACACGCAGACGGTGACCTTGTACTACACAAAAACCGGGGCCACCACGACCGTTTCCAGTGAAGTTGTTGCTTTGAGCGGAACCGATGCGGTTGATTCGGCTGTCTCTACCATCCAGAATCTTTTGGGTGTGGTCATCAGTGCCGCCCATGCCGGAACCGTGACCGTGGAACTTGCCAACGGAAGCGACATCATAACGATTGCTACTGGTACTCTCTCGGCTGGTGTCCATGCGGTGACTGCCAAGGATGCCTACGGAGCCATCGCGACTTGTAAAGCAGGTGGTGCTTCAACAAAGTGGTTTGGCGTTTTGGGTACGGATGTTGACGGAGCATCCAAGACATTCGCTGGGCAGATGAATGGCACTACTGATGTCAACTTGGGGGCCACACCCTGGAATACCGTTGATACCGTCCTGATCGGCGATGTTGCTTCGGCCTCCACCTTTACTCTGGAGACCAAGGACACCGATACGAATGATATTGGTCTTGCTCTGGAATCGGGTACTACTGGGGACGTTGTGAAGGTCTATATAAAGCCTTTCGGACTGTAAGCTCAATCCCCCCGTCTGGGGGGAACCTTTGATGAGAAAATAAGGAGAAAATTATGGGTGAAGCACGAAGAACGGCAATCTTAGAAACTCTTGCAACGACTTTACCGACCCAGACGACTTTAAGCGGAATGGCAACCGATGTCGGAACGATAAAAACCGATGTTGATCTCATAAAGACCGATGTGGACACTATCGTAACCCGATTGCACACTGTCTTTTACATAGCTTCTACGGACACGAAACCGACCGAAGCGAATTCTGGCGATGAGTTGTACTATGTGGATACCGGAGATTATTTTGTTTACTACAATTCGGAATGGCATCTGAAAGTCTTGGGGAATTACACTCCGATCACCTTCACTTTGACTTTTGACAAAGGCGATGCTGACAGCGTTTCTCCAGAATCAAAGATCGTCACCTACGATGCAGAATACGGTGCTTTGGCTACCCATACCTATACTGGGTATGATTTGGGCGGGTGGTTCTTGGATACGGAACTTACCGATGAGATTATTGCAACCGATATCGTAAAGATTGAAGGCGACACCACAGTCTATCCAAAGTACGTTCCCATCGAATACGACATTACTTACAACCTTGACGGTGGGACGAACAACGTTGGCAACCCGGCAACGTATACCATCGAGGACGCTGTTGCTTTCCTAGACCCGACCAAAGACGGATACACGTTCGATGGCTGGTACTCCGACATGGCGTTCAACAATCCCGCTACCGGATGGGTTGCTGGTTCCACTGGTGATTATGAAGTCTGGGCAAAATTCACTGCGATTCCCTAACTGAAAAATCGGGAGGCCGCATCATGACGATAGGGATTGCGATAGGAGAATATTCATGATCACGCTCAGTCAAGTGAAGGCCTACCTCGGGATAACCGGAACGACTTATGACGCTCAAATCTCTTTAATGATTCCCATTGTTGAGGCCGATGTAAGACGAATTTTGAACCACTCTTTTCATGAGAGGGTCTACGCAACTATAACTTCTGGAAGTGCAGACATAACACTCTATAGTGCAGACGGAATCAATGTGAAGCCAGTTGACCATCCTATCGAAGTTGGGCGTGTCATCGATTCGGTATGCTTCTCCGAAGGGACGTATGTTACAGCTTTCGATGAAGAAACCCTAGTCGCAACGTTAAGCACTACCGCAATAGCCAG